CATCGCAAAGTACAATAAACTTCCTACCCTTGAAGCATTCAAGATTGAGGTAGATGAAGGCGGTCGTTTAAGTGAAGAGCAGTATCGCCATGCGGTAGAGATTCTGCCAAATATATTTACGCCAGAAAAAGAGAATCTAGATTGGCTGGTTGACCGTACCGAGAAATGGTGTCAGGACCGCGCTGTATTTAATGCAGTCATGGAGTCCATTACTATCATCGATGGTAAACATCAGACTCTTACCAAGAATGCAGTGCCAGATATTCTAAGCAAAGCTCTGAGTGTCTCTTTTGATACAAACATTGGTCATGACTACCTTGAGAATGTTGACAAGCGATACGACTTCTATCATGAGCAAGAGGAACGTATTGCATTTGATCTTGATTATTTCAATCAGATTACCAAGGGTGGTCTACCTAACAAGACTCTGAATATTGCCCTTGCTGGTACTGGTGTCGGTAAGTCTCTGTTTATGTGTCACTGTGCAGGTGCAGCACTCTCTCAGGGTAAGAACGTCCTCTACATCACAATGGAGATGTCCGAGGAGCGAATTGCAGAGCGTATTGATGCTAACCTACTAAACATAGCAATTGATCAACTAGAGAATCTCTCCAAAGATATGTTCCGCGATCGTGTTGCTGATATTGCCAAGCGCACTCAGGGAAAGTTAATCATTAAAGAGTATCCGACTGGTCAGGCAAATACGAGTCATTTTCGAGCATTATTGAATGAACTTAAATTAAAGAAGTCTTTCATACCAGATATCCTTTTTATAGATTATTTAAATATCTGTGCGTCCTCTCGAATGAAGGGCATGGGGGGAGCAATCAACTCTTACTCTTATATCAAGAGCATTGCTGAAGAGATTCGTGGACTAGCAGTAGAGTTTGATATTCCGATTGTTTCTGCAACTCAGACTACACGCTCTGGTTACTCTAATGATGACGTTGGACTTGAAGACACCTCTGAATCTTTTGGTCTGCCTGCTACTGCGGACCTTATGTTTGCATTGATCAGTAATCCAGAATTAAACTCTCAGGGTAAAATACTTGTCAAACAGTTGAAAAACAGGTATAATGACCCAACAATGAATCAACGGTTTGTTGTTGGTGTTGATCGTTCTAAGATGCGTTTGTTTGACTGTGATCAGAGTAGTTCTGTACCAGAGGATGATGTCCCAGTTTTCGATAACACAGACTCCGGAAGAAAGATGTCAAACGAAAAATTCAAGAACTTTAAATTATGACAAACTTTGAACATACGGTCATTGCGCTCTGTTTTTTCGCCATAGTCCATATTTGGGGGTTTTACTGGGGAAAAAAAACGGGAATCATTGAGACATTGAAATACCTTGAAGAACAGGGACATATTAAATTTGTAGAGAAGGATGAAAAAGATGAGTGAAGTAAACCTGATTGCTCTAAGCAAACCTAGTGCAATTACTGATTGTTTTACGGCAGAGCAACTGGTGGCATATGCGGCACGAGTAAGTAATCCTGAGAATCAGAACAATACTAAGACCGCACCTCGCCTTCTTAAGTATTTGATTCGAGAGAATCACTGGTCGCCTTTTGAAATGGTTCATCTGACCATGGAGATCACCACTACTCGGGATATCTCTCGGCAGATTATTCGGCACCGTTCGTTCTCCTTCCAGGAGTTTAGTCAGCGGTATGCTGTTTCTAATATCTTTGAGAATCGTGAAGCACGACTACAGGATACGAAGAATCGTCAAAACTCTATTGAGACTGACGACGATGATCTGGCAGAGCATTGGAGTGCGATTCAGAGCGACCTGATTGCTCATGCCAAGGATGCTTATTCATGGGCACTCGCTAAGGGTATCGCCAAGGAGCAAGCACGAGCAGTCCTTCCTGAAGGCAACACCGTGACGACTCTCTACATGGCAGGTTCGCTACGCTCTTGGATTCACTACTGTGATCTGCGTATGGCAAACGGTACTCAGAAAGAGCATATGGAAATTGCTAAGAAGTGCTGGAACATTATCAGTGGGCACTTCCCTTCTATTGCAGAGGCACTCAGTGACTGAAGTAGTCATTCGTAATGAAGAACTTCTGGAGACTCTGAATGGGTTTGTTCAGGAGTTCTATGCTCTTGGAGGAAATCAACACCCAGAATGTTGGTCCTCAATTGACCCTGAAGAGGGTAAGAAAAATACAAGCAGAGAATATCTGGAAGAGTGCTTTCAAAGAAAGGAATTGGTCGGCGCACCAGATAAACATTTTGCTCAACCAATAAGAAACATGGTCAGTAAGTATCCCGAGACCTGGACTGATTTTCAGCAGAAAGTGAAGTATGATTTTGCTTCTCATATTGGAGCGCATACTTCTGCTCTGTTGTCCTACTATCCCCCAGGCGGATATGTCGGGTGGCATACAAACTGGGATGCGAATGCTTACCAAATTTTATTTACTTGGAGTCTTGACGGCAGCGGATATTTCAGGTATTATAATAAACAGACTGACGAAATTGTCACCATTCCAGATGTTGCAGGGTGGCAGTGCCGTCACTATTACTTTGGAGCAAAGGAAGAACCCGAGCACCATTGTTGGCATTCTGCCTATACTGATTGCGATAGGATTACTCTCGCCTATAAATTTGTGAACGGTACCAAAGCAAATGTCGAAAAGGACCGACAAGCAGTTTACCTTCGTGATATGTTAATTGAGGAGATCGAAACACCATGACGTTGAACCCCGAAGAAAAGAAGAAGTTGGAAAAAGCAATTCAGGAGCTCTCTAACTCTATGACTCGTGTTGACGCTGAAAAAGATCTGATGAAAGATATTATTCAGGAAACGCATGATTCTATTGGTGTTGATAAGAAGTACATTCGCAAACTTGCTACGATCTGGCATAAGCAAAACGTGAATGAAGTAAAAACCGAAACCGATGAAGTAATGGAACTTTATGAGGAACTTTTTGAATAACATGTATAAGTATAACGAACAAGTCAATATTCGCGCATTAGAAGAATATGTACTCTCGACATATACCCAGCATTATTCACAAGGCAACTTTCAAGCGACTGAGTTTATTATTGATGGTGGTCATGGGATGGGTTTCTGCATCGGAAACATCATGAAGTATGCCCAGCGTTATGGCAAAAAGAATGGTTACAACCGAGCAGACCTCATGAAAGTTCTACATTATGGTTTGATTGCTCTCTATGTTCATGACATTGAAAATGCGAATCGTGTCTATAACTTAGAACATCCAGAGGAAAAACCTAATGACCCGCCCATCGAAGTCAACTATAATCTTCAGTTGTTAAATGAAGGTTAAGAAATGTACAACCTGCGGTAAGGAATTTAAGGCAGTGATTGATCACCCGACAGTTTCTTACTGCAGTTATGAATGTGCACAAAGTCATCTACAAGACTTTCAAAACAAATATGTGTTTAAGGATAAAAATAAGGATAGTCAAAAATAATATAATTTTTTTTGCTAACCTTGACAAAACCCTGACACTTTTTGTATAGATACAAGTGTAAAAACGTCACGAAAGGTGACCTTTTACTGCAATTGAAATCCCCACATTCAAATACTTTTGGAGAATTTTTCAAATGAAAAATCTTGTCGTCTCGTTTTGCCTGCTTGCCCTGTCCGCCTCCACGTTTGCTGTCACCGATTCTTATGTTGCTCGCCTGAATGAGCAAGGTGAGTATTGCGCCAAAGTGAATGTTGGTATCGTTACTCCCTACTTCAAGACCAAGTGCTATACGCTTGAGCAGTGGGAAGAGAACGGTTTCACCGTCGAAGTTAAATAAGAGGTTGCGATCAGATAATCAATGGCAAACACATTTAAGTTTTATCTTCCTTTAATAGTAATTTTTGCTCTTTGCGTTTTCGGTCTGTTCGCGCCTGTAATCTACAGCGATGTGTACGGTGAGATTCTGAACAACTCACCAACGCTTTACATGCCGATGGTGAATGTTGATTATCTGACCAATGAAATGTGCAGTGATCCCACCAAACTGCACTATGTTCCTTGCGGTCTTGATGACTTGAATACTGTAGCATAATCGGTTATACTATATACTATAGAACGCACTGCTTTGATCTAGAAGTGGCAAAGGCTACAATCAGACTAAGATCCCTCCATTAGGAGGGTACGCGGGGGAGGATCCCGCAGGCAGTGCGTCTCTCATTATTATGCGCATAATAAAGAGAAAACACACACTTTTATGCACATAAAAAAGCGGGAACAAAAAGCCCTCCAAGCCTCTTAACAATGCTCAAATCGGAGGGCGCTTTTTAGAATATAGATTGGGCAGAGCGAACATAACTTGGAACATAAACTCGTTGCTTCCAAGTGACTGACCGATTCCTAAGCGAGGTGCGGAATCCTAGCAGTCTATATTCTAAAGCATACTTGAGAGCCAGACTAAAACCTTTACAGGTGCTGGCAAGTCCCCGGATTTCGGCGGCATAGTATGCTCAGTCCTAAGGATTTAAAATCCTGGGCAGATTAATCACCGCGCGTGAAACTCGTCGAGGTTTGATTAGCAGCGGGTGGAAGCCCCGCACCTTTTATTGCGGATTAGAATTCTGGTGAATTCTCTGGTTTCATAAGCCAGACTAGGTTGGTTCGATTCCAGCATCCGCTACCAATCAACGCCGAGGTGACGGAATTGGCATACGTACTGGTCTTAGAAACCAGGTTTTGAGGGTTCGAGTCCCTCCCTCGGCACCAATTCTTTGCCGGTGTAGCCCAATAGGCAGAGGCAAAGGACTTAAAATCCTTAAAGTGTGGGTTCGAATCCCTCCACCGGTACCAAACACGGGCCCATAGCATAACGGTTAATGCACCCGACTCATAATCGGTTGAGTGTAGGTTCAAATCCTACTGGGCCCACCAATTTCTGGAGGGTTGGCTGAGCGGCTTAAAGCAGCGGGTTGCTAACTCGTCGATCGGTAAAAC